CTTCCTGACTATATTGAATCTCCATTTTCAAAATCCCAGGTTCAACTATATCATTTATGTCTTTAATCTCATACGATTGAATACCAATTTTATAAATCTCGCCTCGTTTTATTTGTCTTGTAATTTCGTTATTTGAAATTTTTAATATGATAGTAGTTGATGGAGATTCTATGTATGTAGTTTGATCAGTATCTAAATTTATATTAGATTGTATAATATAAGGAATTTCATGTAGAGTGTGAGATTGATCGTAGTAGTTTAGTGTGTTGTTGTTGCATCTAGTAATTATGCCAACTTCTGACACTTGAGAAGTAGTATCTGTTTCAGTACATATCCATTTAGAATTATCAAATTCTACAATATCACCAGTATTAATAGTCTCATTTGGATAGCATAATAATCTTTTTTTATTTGGATTTTTTATAATCGAACTTTCTTCAACAATACGAACATTTCTATCAACATCATTAATTTTTACTAGATTATAACTTGTAGAATTTTTAAATTCAGTTGATATTATATTTTTCATATTGTTTACGTATAGTGATTTTCTATCTATTCCTCGTCTTGCTTGATAATCAGTCCACCAAGTCAATAAATATCAACCTCCTATAAATTTCTAACAAATTATAATATGGTATATAAGAGGAGATTTTATTACTCCCCTTATATTTGTTTAGTAATTACATACTTTCTCTTTTACCAATAATTTTTAATACTGAACCATCTGCTGCTGAATTATAATGTAAAACTTTACAATATTCTTTAAAGTTTTCTAAACTTTGCCCTGCTGCTAATTCTATAGCACCATCTTCAGTTACTAAATTATCCAGGTTTATTGTTACAACATTAGCAGATGTATTACTAATCAGATAGAATCCACTTACATCAAGAGTAACGCTTTGTGCTGCAATATTTGCTACCAGTTTTTTGCTTACATACCCAGTTATATTTGCCATTCTTAACATTCCTCCTAAATTTTATTTTAATATTTTTTAATACACAGAACCTTTTGTAATTCTCCTCCAATTATTGTCAGAAATTGTATTTGCAGAATTAAGATAATACAAGTATGTTCCATCATAATGTACAATTTGACCAACTACAGTACCAATGGTTCCTGAAACTCCACCTGTAAGATTAACTTGTGCAAATGCACCATTAGCCATAGTTTCAGTAGTAGCAATAGAATTTCCTGCAATACCTTTAGTATCGGCAGTAAGCACTACAGTATCTCCTGCACCATCGACAGCCCCAACACCTTGAGTATCACTTGTAGTAATAGCTAAAGCCAATGCTGTTACTGCATCTGCTTGTACACAATCAACTCCAGGTGTAGTTGTTCCAAGAGTTACGGCATCAAAAATATTAGAACCTGCCGTAAATGTTTCTGTAGTAGCGATTAAATCACCTGCTACTCCACCAATTAAAGCAGTTATTACACAATTATTTACTGCAAAAACTGCTGCTGTGACCTGAGTATGAGCAGTATTTACACTATCAGTCCCATTAATTGCAGTAACAATTGCGACTTTCGCAGTAGCTAAATCAGTACCAACAGACACTTCTCCGTCTGCATTAGCTGTGCCATCTGGAACAAATGTATACACTTTAGTACCAATTGTCATTGTATTACCAGCAGTAGGTTGTGTGTCAATTGTTAATGTTCCTTGTGATTTTGTTGAAACTGCTTCAATATCAACTGCAATATTATCACCAGTTATAGTTTGCATTGCATCTGCACAAAATTCATAAACATCATCACCAATTGTAACTGTCTCACCATCAATTACTACACCGTTAATCGTAAGAGTACCTGTAGCAGCTACTGCATTAACAGGAGTTGCCTCTGTAGGAATATGTAAACTAGATGTTTTATTAATATCTGCGCCGCCTGCTGTTATAGCTACTCCATTAAATTTAGGAGCAGTAATATCAAGTGTATTAACTTTGTTGTTTGCATCTGTTACAACTGCCTTACCAGCAATTACTGTACCTGGAGTAACATTTATTAAAGAATCTTCAGATGCACTTTTAAATTCAAAATCACCCATAATTAACCTCCTTATTATATTTATTTATTAACCACCAGATTTATAAAAATTAGAATATAAATATCCATCATACAAATAATCATTAACTTTTAATTTTAATTCTCTATCATATTGAGTTTTTAATTTACTTAATACTTGAAGTTTATCAGAAGGACTAAATAATTTAAAATCTTTATCTGAAAGATTTAGTTTCAATAAATTACCATTATTTATTATTTCATCAAACCAAACTTTTCTCATATAATCTGCTAAAATCCATTGCTCTTCTTCTGTCAAATCATTCGTAAATAATTCTAATGTATCATCTCTAATTAAAGATTGTTTGCATTTTTTAAATAATACTATAGCTTTTGAAAGTGTTAATTTATTTTCAATAAGCATATTTTCTTCATCTAAAGAAGTTAAATCAAAATCATCAATTTCATGCATAAATTTTTGAAAAATCAAGTCATAAGAAACACTCATATAATCACCTATTTATTCTTTTCTTGGTTTTGTTTATTAGCTTTTTCATCTTCTTTCATAAGACTAATCTTAACTTTAGTTTCATCTTCAATGGTATTAATTACTGAACCTCTTAAATTATCAAAATCTCCAATTGCTAATTCAGCTAATAATTCCTTATTACCATCTGGAAGTTTTGTAATTTCTTCTTTCAATTCTTCAGCATCTAAATTTGCTAACATACGTTTCAATTCAGAATGTAATTTTATATCCTCATGTTTTAAATTTAAAATTCCTAATGAATCAAATACTTTTTTATCTGGAACATAAATATCTCCAGTTTGAATTAAATCACTAGTGTATGCCATATTTTCTAATTCTACATAAGGCAATGAGGCAGGAGCAGCGATTTTTATTAAATTAATAGGTCTTCCATTTAATTGAATCCAATGGATTCTAGAATTGGAGTTATTAATTATTCTAACTTTTGTATCTGGATCAATTGTATTGATTATGTCGTTTAATTTAGTGTTTGTTTTTGCCATAAAAATAAATCATCCTTTTTTATATTGTTATTTTTAATAATATAAAAGGAGTGATTTATTCCACTCCTTTTATAAAATAAATATATTAATTTTTTTTAAATTATAGTCAACATTTAAAGGGCAACATTCCTATACATAGTGTACATATTGCTATAAACAATAACTAAACCAAATTTTTTATACGCATTGAAATCTATACTTCTATCGGCATTTTCAGTTTCCGTAACAATAGTTTCTCCCTCAAATGCAACTTTTACAATTTTGCTTTCATTGGTTACAACAATAATAGCATATTGATCACTTAAAACTTTAGCAGTGTTACCATCATCAGCAAAAGCGTTAGGCAATACAACAACACTTGCACCTCTAAATTTACCAATTCTACCAAATTCTCTGCGTTCAGTTCTATCCATATCACTTACAAACCCAGGTGTTTCTTCAATAGTACCTGCAAAAGTAGGAGTACAGAAAATTACAACATTATCACCATAAGATTGTACATTAGTAATCAATTGACCCATTTGACTAGGAACAAAAGCATTAGCTTGTACTTTCATATTGGCAGATAAACCAGTAAACGAGGCAATTAAAGTAGTTTGAATTTGAAGATTAATTTTTTCCATAATACCATCTACTATAGCATTAATTAAATCAGTCCAGTCCACAACCCCGTCTAAAAAACGCTCAAATTCGACATAAACTGCACCACCATATGCTTCCATAGTCATATTAATATAATCAACATCTAATCTTGTTCTTTCAATTACACCACCTAAACCAACTTTGGTGATGAAATTAAGTAAACCACGCTTACCTTTTTTAGTTTTAAATTTAGGTTTTTGTCCTTGATCTAACATTTGATACTCAACAAAACCACCATAAGCATCATCAACTCTCTTAGGTAGAATTTCATCTACATTTTCTTCAACTAATTCAAAAATTTCATTTTTATTTTTCCTGAAACTTTTATATCTATTCTTACCATCAGGTACTAATTCCTTAAATGCATTTCTCAATGCTTCGTTCTTTTCGGCAGAAGTATATGTAATACCATCTGCAATTGAATCATTTCTATCATATGTAGCTTTTGCTAATTCAAAATATTTTCTTTCCATATTAACTAATTCCTCCTTTAATATTTATATTTGTATTTTATTACTTAGGATTTTGTGCAGACAAACATTAAGGCAGATTCTCCAGCAGGTAAAGTCACAACTCTAGTTGCTTGTAATTCAACAGCAGCACCAGCATTTTGAATAGGCTCCAATTCAATTTGACCATTAGTTGAGGGATAAGCATAAACAGCAGTACCAGCAGTAATAGCAGCAACAATAGCAGCATAATTTGCATAATCGCCATCATCATATTTAAAATTGTTAGTATCAAACATATCACCAATCTGTAAACGATAAATTCTAGGCAAAAATTCATTTAGATTCAATCTAAAATTACCAAGAGACATATCACTTTCATCATACATTTTTTCTACACATGCAACTAAACCAATTCTGTCAGTTGCAGCAGCAGGTAAATCAAGAGTTTTTGCATAATGATTTTCCACTAAAAGAAAACCATTTTGACATGCTGTAGCAGCAAAATCAGTTGCGTCTAAAGCATATTGGATATTATGTTCACCTGTTTTTACACCTGCTACTTTTCTTAAATTCACAATGCCATATCTTCCTGTTACTACGTTATTAACATTAGCCATAAATTAATTCCTCCTTAAATTTATTTTATTATTTTTTAGATATTAATGAAGTCCAATCTTCTTTTTTCTTAATAGAAAAATTAAAAATTGGAATCTCTGTTTCAGTTTTCTTTTTAGTTTTAGAAAATTTTGTAGATAATTCTTTTGAAGCATATATAAGTTTAAATTCTTTTTCCATTTCTTCAATGGATAAATCTTTGTCTTGGATAGATTGAATTTCTTCAGCAGACAATACTTTAGAAAAGTTTTCAATTAATTCTGCTTTAAGTTGTTTTTGCTGTGTTTCAAATGCTTCTTGTTGAGCGATTTCTATATTTGATTTGAATTCTAATAAGGCAGAGTTAGATTGAGTAAGAGTTTCGTTAGAATTAATAAGAATTTCATTTTCTGATACTAAAGCAGAATATTTAATTTTATAATCTTCTAATTCAGGTTTAATATTTTCATACTCAACAGTAATTGCTTCAAATTTTGTCTGAATATTATTCTTTTCTACTTCAAGAACATTGAATTTCTCATTAATTTCATCAATCTTATTAATTGCATCTACATCTGTATTATTATCTAATTTTGAAAATTCTTCTGTTAATTCTTTTTCCTTTGAAGAAACAGCATAGTCAATTGCTTCTTGAGGGAATAAGTTAAACATATTTACAGATTCACCATCAATAAAATCGACAATTTCAAATTTCTTTCTTTTTTTTGTTGCGAAGTCAATCACAACACTATCACCATTCATAGAATACATAAATCCATAAAGATTATAATTATCTTGTCTATCATAGGCAAATACTTCTGTCTCTGAACTGTTAACATAAGAGTATTTTGAACACTCATCTCCCCATCTATCTCTATACTTCTCTACATTTAAAGTATTTGCAATTTCTTCTTGTTTTTGAGAAGTTAGTAAAGCAAAATATTCTTCAATCTTTTCTTGTAATTGTTCAATAGACAATTCTTCAATATTAAAATTTAAAGATTCTAGAGTAAGATTATACTGTTCTAATAATTTTGTTTTTTCTTCCACATCATTACCTCCTTTATTATTCATTAATTCTTTATCACCCCCTTCACTAGGGGTATTTATTAAATTGCTAATTTGATTATTAAATTCAAATAGCAAATTGTTAAACTCAGATTTAAATTGTTCGTTAAAATTATATTTATTTACTATTACTGAAGCTTGCTCAAAACAAGGTTCTACATTATTTTCACCAATTTCTCCATTCTCATTTTTATCTTTTCCAAGTAAACAAAGTGCAGAATACTCAAATAAATTTATCTGAAAGTTTCCACTCTCTTTAATTGAAAAATCACTTACTGATATTTCCATACTTTGGTTAATTCCATCATCAATAACTTTTTGTATTTGTTCAGGATACCTACCTGCCCAAAGTACAACATCTGCTTGAAGATATTTATGTATTACTCCATTATCTTCAAGTTCAACCCATTGTGCGTTATGATTTTCTTTTACTACACCATAAGGGACTGTTTTATCTTTTAATACTAGAGTATTACCTTGCCATTCAATTGCAATATCATGTCCACCAAAATTATTTTTATCAGGTAACCAATTACCAACTATAGGTATTAATGATAGACTAGGCATTGCATTAGTAAATGCTAATTCTGTAATATCAGATAAATTTCTATTATCACCTTGATAAGCAATTAAAGCAGTACCTTCAACAAATTCAGAATTGTTAACTTGTACAAAATCATTATTAAATTTCACTTTCAAACTAGGATGATTATTCATATGTCACCACCTTTACTAATTAATTATTTAAAACATTAATTTATTACTAACAACACATTTACTTTTATCAATTTGATTAAAATTAAATTTATTATTAGTATCAATAATAAAAATCCAACATTGTTTATTGTCAATATTGGATTCCTGAAATAGTTTTACTTCTTTTTGAAGTTTATTTTTTTCTTGCTCATCAAAACAATATATAAATATTATAATCACCTACTATAAATTATCTTTTATTTGTTTCACCATCTCTAGCAATAATCCCACCATCACTTAATTTGTCATCAGCAATATTTGGTCTTCCACCTTCATCATCATCAGAATTTCCAGACTGATTCATATTTTTAGGAGCAACCCAATTGTCTTTTGATTTAATTAGATTTTCATATTCTAATGTTGCATTATAACAATCACTTGAATGTCCTACCTTTGTAATTAAAACATTCAATGAACCTCCTATTGTAGTTAGTTTATATTCATTATCAATTATTTCTTGTTGATTATACCAAGTTGTTTTCCATATATTTAATTTAAAAGTATATTTTTTGCGTAAGTTTACATTGCTAATTCTATAATTAAACCAACTCTGTATTTTATCTAACATGCTAAAAACTATTGATTGGATATAAATTAAATTCTGTGCTATACCAACAGATGAATTTGTACTTGAACCTCCAAGTAATAAAGGATTCGCTCCTGCTTGCATATATGCCATTGATTTAGCAAATTCAGCTAAGTTAGTTTTTTCATTTTGTATACTTCTAAATGGAATCTCACGTAGAGGATATGGCGATCCAGTTATAGTAACTTTATCAGAAACCCCAGAAGCTACAACATTTACCCATTGAGACACAATATCTGGTTCTACTAAAGGAATTCCTGTTTCTTTATCGTGTGGAAATTCAATATTAATGAGTTTTATTGAATCATCCCTAGAACTCTCAATCTCCTCATCAATCAAATCATTTAATAAATACAATTCAGTAAATAATTGACTATATAATGGCAAAAAGAAAGTATCATTATCTCCACCTAATTTAATACAACATACTTTATCACTGGGTAGGGGTTGCCACTCTGGATACCTTAATCTATCTGAATTAGTTTTATATTTATTGTATAATATTTTAAATTCATCAGGATATATTTCTTCCCATGCGAATTCAGAAAGTTCACTATCCCTTAATAATTCTTCAAAATATTTAAAGTTAAATTCTACAGTAAATTGTCCTGATTTTATTGAACGCAATCTAACATATTTTATGGGCAAATCCCATAAATAAGGGAAATTACCGTCATTCTTTTCAAATCCACAATAACCACCATATCTAACTAAACTTTCAATGATTCTACGTCCAGTTTTTTTTATATCTATATTATCAATATATTTTCTAACAGTAGAAAATTCATTATTAAAATTTTTTAAAATTTTATTTATTACTTCCTGTAATTCTTCTTCAGATAATTCTTTTGATGTTTGATTAGCAATTTCTTCTTTTAATTTTTGCATTGTAGAAAAATCAGGTTGAAGATAATTATCTAATGTAGCCATATTTGTAGTTAAATTAACTAATACTTTATACATTCCTTCAGGTGCATATAAATTATCTGATAAATCAAGTATCTCATTTTGATATTTTTGTGGATTGCCTAACCATAATTTTATTTTATCAATTGTTACATTTTTTAAATTTCTACGTTTATTTATAAATAATCCACCTATTCTTGATAGAGAAAAGTTTTTTGCTGATTCCCATGATTTTTTTAATGAGAATAGGGTAGGGGAGAGGTTTTGATTATTGGGTATTTGGTCTGACATTTAAAACCTCCTTTCTGTTTATTTATTATCTTCTTGCTCTTGATGATTTGTTTGCTATAGCAAAATATGATGATGGGGAGATGTTAGTGTTTTTCTTTTTTCCCGTAATATGTTTTCTTCTTAATTCTGATAAATACCATGCAAGCATAGCTATACAATAAGCTCTATCATCATATAATCTACCTACTCTATCATCCCTTAAATCATATCTATAATTACCATTTGTTCCATCATATCTATACATGTTAACTAATTCTTCTTTAGCTAAATCAATATTTTTTAAAGCTAATTCTTCATCAAAAGATAATTTATATGATTTTTCACTATCGGCAAAAGTTAAAAATCCTTTCATATCATAATCTTCAGTAAAACTTATTAAATCAAGATTTAACATTTCAATAAGTGCGTCAAATAACATTTTTTTATATTTTTGTGGTGAAAGCAATTTAATTTTATCAACCGCATTTGGAAATTTTGAAATATAATCTGATGATTCAATTTTATCAATTAAACCTTTATGTTTAATTCCAGTATTATCAGTCCAATCTTCCATAAGATAATCTGCAATATTAACACCACCTCCACCACTACCTGCATCAATGCAGATAGTTTCTATATTTTCATAGTCAGCAGATTGTTTACCATTATAATCTAAAATCATTTGTTTTAAATGATTTACTTGTTCTGGTGTTCTCATTGGTGTTTTCTTTTTCTTAGCAATATCAACAAAACTTACACCATTGCATATTTCCATTTTATAACCAATATTATCATCAAATATAATCTCTCCAACCATTGTAATAGCATTGTCGTAAGATCTACTAGGGTCATATGCTAATGCAAATTTTCTATTACTATCATTAGCAAATACAGGTTTTCTTAATTGAGAATTTCTAATAAGTACAGATCTTTTAATAATTTGCTTATCAGAGCCTTCCGTAGTAAAAATATTTTTGTATTCCCTCATTCCCTTGTCGTAATTCTCACGCATGGCATTATCTATTGTTTGTTGACTAAGTAATGGAACTGGATATAATTTTCCATTAAAAGTTGCATTTATTACTACGTCAGAATTTATATCTGCTACAAAATAATTAGAATCACCAATCATCATTTTTTGTGCATATTCTCTATATATTCTAAAAAAAAATGTATCTGTACTTGATGCTGAAGATGCAAATATTGCCTGGTTTGGAAATTGTCTTGGAAATGTTGATACATCAATATCTCCACCAAGTCTAAAACTACTGTTTTGAGTAATAAATGGTAATGATGCAGTAAATAATTCATCTGGAGCAAAACCACTTTCATCATAAAAATTGCAATTTGAGCGTTTTGAACGAATATTATTAATTGCTCCATTTAATGAATTTACTGCGCTTCCGTTATAAAGGTTATATTCAAAAGAACTTGGATTGTGTGTAAAACCATCTTTATTGGAGGCACTTTTTACAGTTTCATTTAGAAAAACATCTGTTAAACCAGTAAAAGATGCAATTTCTTTTTTTGCTATTTTTTCAATTTTTGAGAACATTTCTTGACTTTGACTTCCAGATCCAGCTAAAATATAAGCTTGAAAATTCGGTATAAGCAAACTTTTTGCCATTAAAAAAGGTGAACCAAGCGTAGTTTTTCCTGATGAACGCCCCATACACCAAACACAATTAGGAGTATACCAACTTTTTAAAAATACAAATTTTTGAAAATCAAGAAGATCTAATCCGAAAAATCTTTCTGCAAAACGTACTGGAAATTTACGTCCCCAATTAACTATTTCTGCAAGTTTTAAATATCCATCAATTTTTCTTTGTGACATAGTTTTTTTATTCATTAACTATGTCACCTTCTCTAATTTTTATTTTTAATAATCTATTTTCTTCTTCTAATTTTATATTTTTCTTTTGTAAATTTTGAAGTAAATTACGTTGTTCATTAATCATAAAAGTATAATCATTTTCATCAAATTGTAATTGTTTTAAAATACTATTATTACTAATATCTGCTACCTGTTTCATTCCTTCGCAAGTTTCTATATCAAAAAGATTTACTTCCACTTCCATAAAACCTTTTTCTTGAAGTTGTTTAATAATTCCAGATAAAGTACCTGCACCTTTAGATTTATTGGTTGCATGATTAACTGAGATTCCATTATCTTTAGCCATAGCAAGAATAGCACGATATATTTTATCTTTAGTTTCAAATAAAGACTTAACTCCACCAACTTGATTTTGAACGTTACTTATATCACTAGTCATCAATGTTAATGCTTGATTAAGTTTATCTATTTGATTAAAACTTTTAACTATTTCGATTACTATAGGCAATTTAAAAGAATCTTCAAGTGTTGATTCATCAAGAAAATCAACTAGAGTATTATAAAGATATTTTTTATCCATTGGATTATCGTTTTCAAATGGATCATAACCAACCATGCGAATTACATCTTCTTTATTACGTTGGTCTTCTTCATTTGTATCTAATTTTATCTCAGTCTCAAATATATTAATATTCTTATCAGATTCTAATGGAGTTGATTCTGAAAATGTTCGAGATCCATATTGTGGCAATGAATTTACTTTTTGAAAATATATCTGTGCAATGTTACTATTACTATTATTTGCTTGTTGTTCTGCACTATAATATAAACTTGATTCAAAATATACATCAAGTAATCTACATAAAAAATATAATGCAATTTTACAATCATCATATTTTTTAACCAAATATTCGTATAAATCTACACAACATTGACGACATACAACCATTCGTTGATTATTTGCTTTTAATATTATTGAATTAGATTTGTAAAAATCTTTATCTTGATTTTTTTCTTGTCCACAACAAACACATTTAAACATAACTTTTTCTTTTTTAGGTTGTGGCATAATTGCCACAGTTTTTTTCACTCTAGGAATAAACGCCACACTCCTTTAAATAAAAAATTAACTAACATCTAACAAATCTTTATATTTTCCATTATAATAATTATTAACAAATTCTTCAAATTGTTTTTGCGTATTATTACCATATCCAAACTCCATATGGAATCTAAAGTGGATATTCTCATTTAAACAAACTCCAAAAGGATGCCTATAATGAATTTCTAAACATTTATTAATTAATTTTTTTAATTCATCTTCAGTATAATCACTTATATTATCATATAAAACTAATCCAGTTTCTTTTAAAGTATCTTGTATAATATTATCAAATGAATATAAATGATGCACAGCATCAAATTTACCATTAGATAATATACATTTATAATTACAATTTTCTATGCTATCTAATTTCCATTGTTTAATATTCCTTCTCAATTCTTGATATAAATTACTTATACCACCTTTATAATTTGGATTTAATATTCCAAATCTTTGACTATTATATTGAGGATTATCATTCATCGCCCATTTATTTAAAGCAATTAATCTATTAGAATTAAATTTACCTATTTCACTATATATTTTATTTATTGTTTCTTCTGTCTTATAAATACCTAATTCTTTAGCTTTATGCATAATACTAATAATAGAAATAAATGGGAAATATATATTCATTAAATCATTATTTGACATATGTGGATATTTTTCTTTTAATAATATTTTTTCTTCATCTGTCCATCTATGAACATTTGAATCTACTCTAAATTTTTCTCCTTTACATTCTTTACATACATTTCTTAAATTATCAGTACATGATTCATCTTTTGGAAAATAATCAAAATTACAAGGTAAATATCTATTACAACTTTTACAATATTTATGTAATATATTATTAATAAATTTATATTTATAATCATTATAGTTTTCTACATGATTACTTATTTTTCTTAAATTTAATTTTTGTGCAACATGTAATATTGATTTTTCAGTACGTTCTATTGACAATAAAGGAATAATTTCTTTTATTGATTTATCTATATAATTATCCTTTATAATATTTATATCTTTTTCTAACCAACTTTCAGATGCAATATTAGGAAAGAAATCTCTTCCAATACATTTCCAACACATATTCCTATAATTATCAAGACATTTTTTATCAGATTGAAAATAATCTCTAGTTAATGGATAAGTATTACCACAAGTTTTACATTTTTTATATCCTTCGTCTGCTCCATTTCTTCTACGAATAATTTGACATTTAATACATACATTATAAAATCCATCAGATGATTTATTTAAAGTATTAAAATTATTTTTATTTATTTCTAATACTTTACCACAATCAACACATTTTTTATAATTTTCTGGTAAGTCATTTTGTTTTCTATTTTTCTTTTTATTAATTTCACTTCTGCAAATTTTACAAATTGAATTTAAACCATCCTTACAACCACTATGAATATGAAAATACTCTTTTGTTGATGGTTTTTCTTCACCACATTCTTTACACTTCTTTAACTTAACCTCTTCGCCCATTCCCTATCACCAAATCCCTTCTACGTTTTATTTTCTCTACGTGTTTTCTTACTATAAACAAAAATAAAAAAGAAATGAGTCCACGTAGAGATTGGGTCATGACTCCCAATACAAAACTCATTTCTTTAAAAATATCTAATCTAACATCATCACCAAATCTTGCTTTTATTATAAACATTAATACACAATAAAACCTGTTAAATTTGATTGTTAACAGGTTTAATCTATACTAATATTTATAATGTTTTTAATTTATCATCAATAACTACTTCAAATTTATTCAATTCTCTATCTAAATCATTTATACATTTCTTATGTTTTATTTCCTCATCCAAAATAATTTTCCTATAAGAAGAATCAATTATTTTCCAAACTTTATGATTCCTAATATTTCCTTCATGATTTTGTTCCCATACTGCAATTTCAGTAATAAATTGTGAATTATCTAATTTATTCTCTAAATTAATTTGTTCTAAATAATTTTTATAAGAAAATTTTAATCCTTTATCAAAACCTAAACTATCAGGATTATATATTGATACAGTTTTATTTTCGGTATCAAAATAAACAATTGCACCAAATGCTTCTTGTACATCTATAAGAATTGAATCTAAAATTGTTTTATTTTTAATATTAAATGCTCTAAATATTGAATCATATAAAGGATCTACATAACCAATAGACCAATTTGAATAACTAGTATAATTTAAAATATCATTTAATACATGAGTGCAATTTTTGTTAATCACATTATAATCACTAACTATAAAATCTGCTAATTGTATTTCTAATGAATATGCAATAAAACTTATCTTATCATTTTTTATAATTTGATTATCAATCATTTTAATTAAAAACCATTTTGATTGATTATTTAATGTTAATTTAATTAAATAATCATTTTTAATTATATCGGCATATTTTAAGGGAATAAAGAAAGTTAATTGGTCTATACCGTTTAATTTCTCAATATAAGTGACATCATATAAATTTAATTCGCCAATTAATTTGCGATCAGGTTTATGTAATGTAAATATTGGTTTGACTTTAATTATATTTTCTACTCCATATTCAGAATACATTAATTGCCAATCATATTTTTTTATTAAGTCTAATGTTTCTCTTAATGATTTTAATGTTGATATATATCCATTCATTTCATTATTATTTCTAAGTTTATCAAGTCGTATATTTAATTGTTTTGCTTCCTGTTTAAGATTATTAACAATTCCATCATAAAAATTGTCATTGCTTTTATACACTAACTCACAAGTCTTATATTTTAAATTTTCATCAATAGATATTGGGATACCTTTATAATAACATATATCATCTTTCATAATTATATTTGGGAAATCTACTAAATCATTAAAGAATTTTTGATCACATACTATTTTGATCACGTTTTTTAAGTCTCTTCCTCTAAAATTATCTATATTCATATTTATACCTCCACAGTGGTTAGGTCACTACCCATATTTATGCATTTTTTAATGCACAATAAAATCTACTAATTAATCTAATTGATAACTAAACTAACTAGCAGATTTAATCTACACTAAATATTATATTATTAATTTGCTCTTCAGCTTAATAATAAATAATTAACAAAACTAGAAAAAGTTTATTTTAAATAAACTTAATTTAACTTTAGTAGCTAATAGATAATTATAATCTTTTAACTCCATTAATAATTTTACTTGCTAAAGTATTAATATCTTCTTTTGTACCACTCATATTATTTACATTTACAGTTAAATTACATATAAAATCAGATTTATTATCTACATCATCAACAAATTCCTTTTCACAATCATTCCATCCAATTTTCTTACCCAACATAAACAATTCATATAAAACATTTTTAACACATGAATCACAATCACAATCCAAATTTTCAATTTTATCAAAGAAATGTTCAATAACACTAATGTCTAAGCATACTTGTTTATCTTCACAATCATTACATTTATCTACTGGTTCATAAATTATATCATCTTCTGTTATTTCAAATTCATCTTCATCATAATCTGGAATAAAAATATCCGCAAACTCATCTAAGATAGTCTTAACTAATTGAAAATCTTTACCAGCATTTATAATCCTACATGTGAAAATTTCTAACAATTCACCATAGTCGAATTCTTCTTCATCACAATTACACCCACATTCACATTCTCCACAACATTCATCACACTTACAATTATTTATATAACCTTTACATTCTTCGCAATTATCACAATCACTATATTCGTATGGATTATTATCTACTGTTTCTTTTACTATTTCCTTAACTTTATCTTCTTCTAATTTCTTATCCTCAATATCTTTTTCTCTTTCTAGGTAAAAATAATACAAATCACAATCCACACTCTCACCATTGATATAGAATTCTTCTATAAATTTTCCCGTTTTTGAATCATAGATACTTTTTGCTTCAAATAAATTCATGATTTAATATTCTCCTTTTAATTTAAAATTATAATTTAAACTTAATAATCACAATCTAATACGTACAATCTAAAAACTACAACATTTCCTTTTCTTTTAATATAGTTGCATTTTTAGATGCTTCAATACTAGCATTAGCATTTATATTTGTTATGTGTACACTATGATCAACATTCATTTTATTTAATATTAACGTAATTGAATCATCCATTGAAACGCCACTATTAATTAAACCAGTATAGAAACCTGCGTAATATGAAGAATCTTTTAATCCTCTTTTAAATTCATCTGAATCTAATTGAATATTATCATCTTCTGCTAGATTATCAGTTGGTATCTCTAATGGTTCAAAGAATAAAATTACTTCTGATGTTGAAGAGAGTAGGGGAGTGGTATTTAATTCTTGTGTTTGAGATATTGTTTTTGTTTTATCGTTCATATTTTTCTCCTATATATTTTATAGAATTTTATCTACGCAACCTAAAATAATTGCTTCTTCAGGCCATAATGAAACGTCTAAATCATGTTCAGTAATATTATCAAGTTTATCTTGTGTAATATTAGTATATTTTAGTATTACATCTTGACATCTACGCCATAATTCTTCTAAATCTTTTAGTTTCCTTTTAGATTGTTCTACTGATGTATTTCCTAATTCGTAAGATTGCAATTGATGATATAAAAATCGAGTATGTTTTTGACAAATACGTTCCGAAGTAGATATGAAGATTTTAAATGCTCCGCTCATAATTTTTCCGTATGCTTTACCAATTATTTTATATCCCATATCTTTTAAAGTCTCTATAGTAGAAATAATACTTAATGTTGCGTAAACTGACCCACCATAACTTGAAACTTTTAATATGATTGGTTCTGCATCTTTAGGATTTACATTATTCTTTTGATCTCTTTCTACTATTTTTTCAAACATTCTATTAATGATAAATTCCGTATCTTCATCAATAATATCATCATTTAAATATATTGTACGTTCATTAATATAAGCATTAAGTTTAATTTCTTCTACTATTTTATTTATTGGAGTTAATATTTCCATATGTTTATTACCTTTCAGTTTAATTATTTAATTACTGAATGTAAAATATCAGTCAATCCTAATTCTTTATCCCAAATAAAACTTTGTGCTTTCTTAGTTAAATATTCATTTTTTGTAATCCATTTATAACCATATGCAGTTTTATTCCTATATTTATAATTTAATACTCTTTGAATATTACTTGTAACTTTCCCTGAAAAATATATTTCTGCTTCAGATATTGAAACAAATTCTCTTATAAAATCACCAGTATTTTTATCTAACTGTATAATTTCAATATTACTATGATGTTCTTTTCCACCTTTTTGTCCCAAGCCTAATAATTTTCTTGTATTAGATAATTTACTTTTGCTAAATTCTGACATTATATAACCTTTTCTAGATTCAGACATTTTATGTTTAGTTTTTAAAGAATGTTTTTTATTCAGCCATGGTTGACCATTCCCAATTACTCCACCAATCAAAGTATTATATCCGTTTTTAACAGTATCTAAATAATTTATCCAATAACATTCACGTTCATTAAGCAATTCTTTATTATCTACAATTTCTATGATTTCAAATTTAAAATTATCATTACCATATTTTCTTATAGCATTATGAAATTTATTATTATCTATTTTATTTTTTGAATCACTAAAATGTTTTCTAACTCTTTCTTCTAATGATTGTGTTGTTTGTCCAACATAGATTTTACCATTAATAATATTAATTATTTTATAAATACAAAATATCTTTTCAGTTTCCATAATAAAAACATCTCCTTCTTTTACGAATTTTTTAAAAAATAAAAACTACTATTTTTTAGTAGTAGTTAAAGTAGTTAAATCATTTCTGAACTTTTCTGTGTCTTCAAACACAAAAACAGTTTCGTATTGTTTATTTTTATTAGGTTTAATGTCAACTATTGGATTACCTTTATGTAATAAAGTCCTTGCAATAGAAGGTTTAATTATTACTTTACAATCCATAATTTATACCTCACAATTATATTAAATTCATTTAACAATAGTATTAATAACATCTGTAATACCTAAATCATCATTAATAATAAAACTCTGATTCTTCTTTTCAGATTGAATATATCCACTATCATTAGACCAACGTGAAGTTCCTGACACTGTAGGCAATCTCATAATCTCTAAATATCCTTGTTTTTCATAAATCATAGATTGATGAAGATGTGCTAACATGCAAATTATATGTTCTGATTGACTCCACATATCTTTTGCTTCCGTAGTTATAATCTTCAATGCATCTTTAATTTTCATATCATGAGATAAACATAATAATGTTTTACCTATTCTACAATATTTACGAGGTAGAGGAGAGGAATCAATTTTAATATTATCATCATTCTTATACCAAGCATTTATTGTTTGCATTATTCCAAACATAGTATGTAAATCATGATTAGATGGTACATATTGAACATCTACTGGAGCAATTTCTGACAACATATCAATTCCATTAATAATTAATTGAGTTGCTTTTACAACAGTAGTAAACCATAATGCAGAATTATCTTGTGGTGTTAAACGAGTTGTAGTTCCTGATAAATTATCCGCATTTATTGCATCATTGCCTACAACAAATAATACTTTTTCAAATTTTCTATGTTTTACTCTATTGATAATATCATTTAAAGTATAATAATAAATTTGTTCTGCAATTTCTAAATTATATTCATTGCCAGTTGAATAGTTATCAGAAAGTAAACCGTAGTGCAAATCCGCAATCGGAACAACTAAAGTATCTCCATTTTGTTCATATTGCTTTGATATAATATTACATTTATTTTTATATTCTGTTTTGATATTAGCAAATAACTTATTAATATCTTCAATATTCCATTTATATTCTGTGACTGGTTTAACCACAATCTTACTAGAATACAAAATCATGATTCCATCTTTCTTACTATAACTATTCCATATATTATTTTTAGCACTGACTAATTGAAAAACTTTAGAATCGTAACCATGTGCTTTTAAAAGAAACTCTGTATCTTTTGCATCATTTTCTGACATTTGAATTAATTTATCACTAGTTTGCGTATTATCTTTATTTAATTCAATAGTATTCTTATAATTTTTAGTTAATTCTGATTCTAAATTATTATCATTGATACTATTTTGTACCTGACTATCTACAATACTTTTTTTATATTCATCAATAGTCATCTGTAATACAGTTAATGCTTTTCTGGCATGATCTGAAGAAACTTGTTTATTATATAGTAATTCATAAATTTCACATTTATCTAAATCATAAAAACTTTTATTCTCTAATAATCTATCAGCATAATTTATAAAATTCTCATTGTCTTTTCTTAAATGTTCCATACAATTCCTCAATTCTAGTAGGGTAGGGGAGAGGTATAAAAATATACCTTTATCGACCATTTTTATTTAATTCAGTTGGTGTACAATCCCACCATTATAACCTATCCCAAAAAGCAAAGTATAGTACAGGTACTATCTATACAAAAACAACACCGTTTTTGTTCTTTGTTGTAAATTATCCTTACCACAATAACTAATTCATTAATAATGTTATAATGTAATGTTAATTATTGTTTATGGTAAGTCTCATGTTGTGTAGTTTAATCCATCCAATCCATATCACTGATCATTTTACTAATTTCACTTCTATGGTCTTCAATCATATTTACCTGTCCTACAATATATTTATCTTTAAAATTATTAATTGCAACAGATAATCCATTTCTATTTAAACAATATCTATTATCAATTTGAGAAGTAGAACCATCTAATAATACAAATGTTCCTTCACCAATTCTTGAAAGTAATCTTTCCATTTCAGAAGGAGTAAAATCTTGTGCTTCATTAATATATAAAATAGAATTTCTTAAACTTCTACCTTTGGCAAATTGAATAGGTAATATTTCTAATTTATTATTTCTTAATAAAATATCCATTAAATTATCTTCTGAGGTGGTATCACACAAAACACCTAATAATGGTTCTGTCTTCTCCACAACTCCTCCTGGAATCGCAGGAAATTCTCTTCTATTTTTTGGAGGAGAATCACTTTTTACAAAATATAATTTATCTACTTTTTCTTTATCTAACATATGTAATGCCCAATGAATCATCAAAAAACTTTTTCCAACGCCATATCTTGAATCAGTTATTTTAATTTTTATATTATCATTTTGAAGCATATGTATAAATGCTTTTTGATAAATATCTAATGGAATAATTTTATTTACATATTTATTTACTATTGGTTTAATTTTAACTTCTTCAAAATACTTATTCCATGTAAATAAATATTCATCATTTGATGTTATATTATGAATTATTATATATTCATTAGGTTGAAAATTATATGAATTAGGATTTTCAAGTAAGTTAACATATTCTTGTTCTGTTAATGTTAGTTTTCTAATACCATTATAATTATTATTATTACCATCTTCAAACTCAAACATCTTACATGGTAATCCTAATGCTTGTGCTTTGACAATTAAATTGTAATCATCTGAGACAAAAATCATTTCATTATCTTTATTTTCATAAGTGGTATATGCCATAGATAAAATCATATTATCATTACTTTGATTAGAAAACATTACACCACAAATATTAGCACCGTTCATTATAACTTCTACATTATCAGCAAATTTTATATCTTTGATTATTCTCCTTGCTTGATATGATAATCTTTCATCTCTTTTAAGTTTATCTAATTCCTCAATTGAGACTATTGATATATAGACTTTTTGATAATCACTTAGATTAAATTTTGAGTTAAGTAAAATATTTGTATCACAAAAAACTTTATTTGTTTTCTGTTCATCTTTCATAAATTTCATTCCTTTTCAGAAAATTTTTGTTGCTACTATTTACTTTTCCATCTCTTTCTTAAACATCATCAATCTTACCTTGTCAGCCATCCAATCTGGTACAAAATATTTCTTACGTCTTGATTTTTTACATCTTCCAATTAGAGATAAATCTTGATACTTTCCCCTTTCCATTTTGAGAATATTGTTTTTAATTAACCAATCTTTTTCTTGTTTACTTACTTGTTTCAATGTTTACTAGATTCTCCTTTTATGATTTATTTTTTGTTATTAATTTTTTGTTTAGGAAATTAAAAAGAGAGTAGAACGCATCCTAACTCTCTAAAGTGTAGTCCGAAGACAACCACCGCAATTCAATATAATTATTTTTATAATACTATATCATATAGTACGTTTTAATAAAATATTATCAACACACTACAAATTCAATAATATCAATACTTTCTAATAAATAAAATATAAACTTAATCTAAAAATTTAGACCTTTTAGTAATTTATATTGCGTTTTTATATAGAATTTTCCGAATATATTATAATCCCAATCATCATTTTCAAATACTTCTGCCAATATATCTTCATTTGAAATATCTTTGTTTCTAAAACATTTTAATACTTCTAATTTATTAGATAAAAATAATAAATTTAAACATACTATAGAATATTTAGAAAAACCTATATCATCATTAATTATTTTAAAACATTTTCTAAGAATATGTAAAATAGTGGAGGTTTTTATTTTATAATTCATTAATTCTTTAACTGCTTTTTCTTTTTCTTTTCTCCTTATATAACTTTTTGCATTATCATTTAATTTGCAAGTATCAATTTTTAATCCATTAATCTTTTTCCCACATTGACTAATAATTTTATATATAATATTTATTTGTTTATAATTTACATTATCTAATTCACAAGGAGTAATAAGTAAATCTTTAAAATCTATATTTTTACATCTATTACCACCATTAAAAACTAAAACATCTTGTAAAATATCCATAGGAGTATTAAATTTTTCAAATATTCTATACTCACCTGATTTAAATATCATAGAGAAAAATTTTGGAACTGTCATTTTATTAACTTGTTTACCAAATCTATCTTCACCTTCAACATATATAATATTTGCATTATTTTTAATTATTTTAAGTTCATTATGCATATTAACATTATCAAATAATTTTTTACTTTTATCTATTTCAATTTGAGATAAAGAAGATAATCTACTACTTAAATTATATAATTCGTCTATTACATCTTGAGATTTTTTATTAAATATAGCATCATTCATGTAAGAATTTATTACTTGTGATAAATTTATTATTTTTCCTATATAGTTATTACTCAATACAATATCTAATTTATTTATTTCATTCATATTGTATTTTCTTGGTTTTGCCACGCCTTTAACCATATTTATAGGAGTTTTAAAATTAGTTTCGCAATATTTTGCTTTATCAACTAACAAATTATGACATAAAAGTAAAATAGTGTCACTATCTACATCACAGCCCTGCAACCTATCTGGTGCATCATTATCAAAAAAATTAATTGCACAAATATTATCAGTTAAATTAAACCAATTATACTCATTGTGTTTTTTATTTACAGTATGCATTACATTTCCAGCATTTACATGAGGGTTTCTTGAAGCACAAAACTCTTGACCATCATTATAATAAGGGCAATATATCTCCCTTCCTTTCATAATAGAATTATCTTTATATTCTCCTATTGAAGCTAACAACATTTCATAAGGGTTAGAAAATAATGTAACGTATTTTGTATTTTCTAATCTTATTTTACCAATTCTTAAGTTGTTTATATAATTAGAAATTAATTCACTTTTAATATCTTTGAATTTCTTTGTTTTCATTATATCTGGATTAACCAATAATAGACCATTTATTAAATCAATAGTATCATATGAAGAAATATCTCCTTCATCAATACTTTCATTAAAAAGATAATTTAATTTATAGTCTCTTAATAAATAATTACGGAAAACAACATTATCATTTTTTAATAAATTAACATATTCTCTTTCTAATTTAGTTAATTCTATTAAATCTTCATAAGTTAAATTTGGAATACTATTTAATAATTGATAAGTTGTTCTATTATATGTTCCAAAATTTGTATCTTTGTCGCATTTTACTACACCAAAAGTAGAATCAACATTATTTATCCAATGTTTATAACAATCTTTTAATTTACCTGTTTTTATTTTATAAGCAAACTTTAAAAATTTTAATGAATTAGGAGTAGTTATTAATTTTATTTTATCAGCATCATAGGTATTGCCAAACATATCAGTAAGTTTTGTTATTTTATTTTTATTAAACCATGATTGAAGTTTTGTATTAAA